TATTAGGATCGCTGGCAGTTTTCTTGGAGGTTAGCTTTGATTTCATGCCTTTCATGCGAGCACAGAATGATGCTCTACGAGGATTACCTACTTTCTTTGAAGGTGCTTTAAGATCACTTCCAGGATTTTCCCTTTCATAAGACTTCCTTCCTTTCTCGTTAAGTCCACCTTTTTTATTTTGACCTTCTCTACGAGTCCAAGCAGCACCTTCGCCAATAACACCAATATTTAAAAGATAGTTTTTACGACGCTTTTCTGGGGTGTCTAAAGTCATATTTCCAGTATCTTCAGGAATATATTCATCTGCTAGTTTAAGAGGAGGTAATGAAACTACCCTTGATTGTGCTGCCTTTGCTTCACCACCAACACCTCGTCTGGCTAAAGCATCAATTTTTTTTGCCCTTCTTGCAGAACTAACATCTGACATACTATGAGTAATATCAAAACTAGGATTAGATTGCTCATTAGCCACAATGTAACCAGAATTTGCACTAGTTACACATGGATAATATGCAAGAACTTTTGCACCAGGATATACTTTCTGAACAGCAGCATTTACTTCTTGTGAAGAAGGATTTTTTGGTGTTGGGAAGTATATTTTTAATGTATATGTTTTACTCATAAAATTGAGCATAATAGTATACATTTGACCAGATGTTTGGATTACTTTTGCTGATTCAGACATATCTTCTTGATCACTAGAAAGATATTCTGCTGCAGTATCAATAAAATCAGCAGCTCTAGTAATTTTAGATTGAACCCATGCTGGCAACTGTTGATCAGGTTTTTTGATTATTCTTCTTAAAATGTCAACAGATCTTTCAATTTGATCTAACTCAAGACGAGCCATATACCCTTCATCATCCTTTCTTTTGCCAGAGGCAATTTCTTTGTGATCCTCAGTTACTGACGACTTTTCCATCTTTATTTTACGTTATCTTCTTTATTATTTAGAATTCCTTGTTTTATAAGTTTAGATAGTTCTGCTGTAGAACCAACAAATAGTGAATTATTAACTGTAGTTGCCCCAGAATATTTAGAGTCTAAATCTTTCATTTTCTTTTGAAGATCAATCAACTTATCAGTTACATCAGCAACATTTTTAATTAATTGTCCTGCTACTTCATATGCTCTAGGATGATCTGTGCTATTTGCTACATCTAAAGCATCATTAACGGCTTGTTGTCCTTTTTCAATTAAAGAATATAATTGACCTCTAGAATATTGATAATCTTTAATTGAGTCATCTGATGGTAAAGTTTTTTCTATAGAAATATCTGAAACTACTTCAGTTTTAGTAATTTCAGTATCTACATTTAAGACTTCGCTAATTTTATTAAAAGTATCCATAATTTACATCACCACATCAGAACCTTGTGAAGAACTATAAGTTTTCCAATCAGAAAAATCTTCTAAACCTTCATTAAACCCAAAATCATCTCCAGGAATAATAAGAGCATCATCTGCTTGATTAATTAAACCATCATCATTATAATCTTTCAATGCTTTAGGAGTTGCTGTATATCTAATTTCTCTCTTAGCATTTTGTCTATCAACACTAGTATAATAATCAATTTGAACTTTTTTGATTAGACCATCTGAACTATCTGCAATTGGTCCAAATAAATGAGTTTTCATTGTGAAACTAAAAGTATGAATAATAATTCTTGTACTATCAAAATTGGTTTTATCGTAATTATCGTCCCATGTAATACTATCAAGAACCACTGGAGTATCTTTACTCTCTCCAATTGAATCTGCTAAATCAATAGTTACATTAAATGCTGGTTGAAAAAATGGTAGTATTTGTTCTAAAACTTGTAAAGAATCTTCATTTATCTTAGTCATTAAATACAATTCCATTTTTAAATTATATGGAACTGGCATATAAACTTTTCTAACTTTATCATCACTCCCCAAAGCTTTAAATGATTGAGTTATACTTGATTTTCTGGTAGAGTCATATTGTATGCCAGTAAGTTCAAACGACATTCTTGGTAGAGTTAAATTTCCCCTTTTAGTTAAATCTGGGTGTTGTTGAATTCTTGCCAATAATTTTTGAATAGGTGCATACGCTAAAGGAACTTTTATCATAGAAGCTTGATTGCCATCTTCATCTCTATGGCGAATTTCAATATTATTAAACAAAGTTCCAAATGCAATAATATTTCGTCTTATAATTTCGTGATAAAAATAGTTTCCTAACATTAGTAATTACCGAACGGATTTGATTCTGAAAAGTCTAATATATCTATACCAGCTTCTTCAAATTTATTGTTTTGACTATAATTATCATCTTCACCAAAATAATCGATAGATTCAACTTTATACTGTGCAGTAGTTGTAATACCACCATTTTCTAAATCTTTAATTTCACCAATTAAATACTCACCAATCTTAAACCTACCATCAGCACGATATACTTTAAGAATCTTAGTATCATAATCCCAAGTCTTAACAACCGCACTGGTGCTAGTTGCAGAACCAATAACAGTTTGATTTAAATAATAATTTCCAGTTGTAATTCCTGGAGTTTCAAATGTTATGGTAGGTGCAACTGTATAACCACTTCCAGCATTTGTTACATAAACTGCAGTAACTGTTCCTCCTGTTCCAATTCTTGTTTCAGCAATCGCAGTTGTGCCCGCTCCTGGCGGAGCAGAAATTGTAACAATTGGTGGAGTGGCATAATATGAACCATAAGTCGTAAGACCAATTACCCCAATCGATCCTGAAGAGATGCCAGAGGTTGCAATAGCACCAGAACCTCCACCACCAATAAATGATATAGTTGGAGGAGTAGTATATCCTCCACCTGGATTTGTTATAACAATTCGTTCAACTGCAAATATTCCTGGAGATCCAGGATATGAAGTCATAATCGCAACAGCAGTTGCATTTTTACCTCCAAGTGGAGCGGATGAAATTGCTACCGTGGGCGATGATGTATAACCATAACCATCATTGACTAAGTAAATTTTACTTACAACACCATTTGCAATCGTTGTGGCAGCTCCAGCTGTAGATCCAGTTTTAGATAATGTAATCAAAGTATTATACCCAATATCTTCAAAATTATTATCAATGTCTTCAATTGTAGTATTAATAATTTCATCTTCAAACATAAATGGCTCACAACTTAATTGATAAGTATAGAGTTTATTTAATTGATAAAAATTTTCTTCATGTTCTATAAATTTTATTTCATAAATGGTATCATTCAGAGGAAAATATATCAAATCACCTTCTCTTGGTCTAGTTGTAAGATTATTATAATCAGAAGCATTATCCTCCATTAAAGGTGATATAAAATCTTCAAATTTTTCTCTTGATATTATTAAGCTTAATGTATCTGTAACTTGAATGCCAAATTTGCCGAGCATATCTCCACCAGCACCAAACCCATTGTAATTATTTAAATATGCTTCTATAATATAATGATCTGTAAATTTATTTAATATATTTTCTTTAATAATACTATCATTTTTTAAAAACACTCTTGGCATATAATATACATCAATTCCATACATTCTCAACTGCTCATTGATAATGTCTTGAACAAGTCGCTGTTCAGCAAAATTTCCATGTGTAAAGAATTGATTGGTAGCCATATTATCCGATTAAATCTAAGGGTGGTAATTCATACTCAGAAGACATTCTAGTTGTAATTTCGCCTAATTCATTAATTGCATCTTCATATAATTGTCTTCCGTTTAATTCAATTCCTCCAGGCAGTTTAACACCATTAAATTTAATAAGATTTTGACCCCATTGTTTTTTAATTAATGATGTTAAGTACTTTTTAAGCCAAGAATCATTCCAAATTTTTGGAAAATCTGCAGGATCTAAAATACGATAACAATCAATAACAATATAACTATCAACAGCAACACTAGACCAATTCATATCAATATAAAGTCTATTTTGCCTTTTAGTATATCTAATTTTCTTTTGAGGACTAATTAACCATTGAATAGTTTCTAGATATTCTTTAACCATGGCATAATTTAAAAGTTCAATTGATGTAAAGTTGGACACATCATTCAAGAAAATTTGATATGCAATATTAAACATCCCACTAGAAAATGTACTATCATCAAATCTAAAAATGCCTTCTATACCAATAACACTATCTGGAATTTCAATGTAATTTTTTGATTCTAAGTAATTAAATGTAGTTACTCCAACAGTTTTACTAGTAGTTTCATTTGCCTTTGCTCTATCAATATCATCTTGAGTAATTTTGTACTTTAGATACATTTTTTCAACACCATCAAAATGACGTTCGTTAAAATATTGCAAAGCGTCATCAACAAGATCATCAATTTGATCATCATCCACATTAATTTCTAAGACTGGATAACCAAGTCTTCTTAAACAGTAATCAATGAGTTCTTGTCTATTTGATGGTTTCATTGTTTTTTAGTGTCTAATTCTTGTTGAAGTTCGTTTTTAATATTAATCACTTCATTATACTCTTTCAGTAAACTTTGATATTTTGCCTCTAAAAACGCATTTTCTTTATAAAGAATTGCAATTTTTTGTACAAAACTATTTACCAAAATATTAATGTCAACTTCAGCTTCCATTAATAGCCACCTCCATCTATTGTATCAGTCCATACAGGAACATTAGTTCCTAATTGTGTTGTAAGTATATAGTTAGAAGTACTGATTCCTGTTCCTGGAGCGCCAGTACTATTTAAAAATCCATCAGAATCAAAGTAAGTAATTCCGTATTGACTAATATCTGAAGGTTGATAATATAATCCTTTGATATCTAAATATCCTTTCTCACCACTTACAACTCCATTTGTAATAGTAGCATCTGGAACATATACCCATTTTTTAGTGGAATCTACAAAACCAAAATATCCTTTTTTATTTGCGGTTAAACCAATACCAATTGAAGAATTATTATAATTAAATGAGATACCTCTATCAGTATTTGTATCATAGGCATGGGTAATTACGATTTCAGTGCTTGAAGAAATACCTGCAGTAGTTACACCAGCTATTGAAATTGTTTTATTGAGTGTGCTATAACTAACGATAGTTCTATCAGCGTTTGATACTGGTAGCCCGTAAACATTACTTACAAGATCGCCAGTATTAATTCCAACAACAGAATCTAAAGTTATAATAGTTGAACCAACAGAAACATTACCTTTAACTGTTCTTAGTGATGTTGGATCTCCGAGATTGACAATGATTTCATTTGTACTTAATGTTGTAGAATTTATAATAGAAGATTCGCCATCAACTTGAAGATTACCTTTAATGATAACTGTACCACCAGAATCAAAACCTCCTGGATTTGGATCAATATACAGTACATCACCATATCCAGGTTTTGTAGATATTATATTGGAAGAAATTCCAATTCCACCAATAACTGCACCATTTATTGATGTCGTTACCCCTGTAGTATAAACATCACCAGTAATATTAATTCTAGTTCTTACTGTTTGAACGCCAACATCAAAAGAATCAATTTGATTGTTTGCATCAACCAATAATGCTGAATTTGGGGTTAAAATGCCAGGCTCATGATCTAAAACACCAACATAATACTGACCACCTAATACTATAGCGTTTCCAGTATCATCTCCTACATAAAATCTTCCTAAAGTATCACCAGCAGTTCCAATACCTAAATTTACACTAAGTTCACCATATTGTATAGATGGTGCAGCAGAACTATTTTTAGTTCTTTTAATTTTTATTGTTGGATTGACTTGTCCATCAACTTCGTTAGTTACAACCCATTTACCAGAAGTTGAATTATATCTTAAAAAAGAATTATTAATAGCACCTGTTGTATCAATACCTGTTAATTGTCCAAAGGTATTGAAGTTTGTAATACTTCCAACTACTTTTATTGCATTTTGATCAGCTAATTTTACTTTTATTTGACTCATGATGTTGTAACTCCTGCGGTTACAGTTGCTGTACCTTCAACAACTCTGGTTTTAGTACCAGTACCGTCTGTTAATAAAACATCATAAACATACTTTCCAGGTTTAATTTGTGATGTTATTGTAGAAGCCAAAGAAATTTTAACCTGACCAAGAGTAGGATTTGGAAAACTTACAGCAAACCCTACACTAGTTTTACTTGATGGATGTTTTTTAATTTGTGAAATTCCACTATAAGCTGACAAATTAACAGGGGTGTTATTAACATCCTCTAAAATAAATGAATTTTGAAAATCAGTCCCTTGTGGAATTACGAGATTGACTACTCTGGCTGACATATACCATAACTATCAGGATCCTTTAGTTATTTATAACTTCTGAAGAAGCTGCTTCATAAGATCCTTCAATTCTGCCACATCATTTTTAATGCTTTCAATTTCTTGACGTTCTTGAAGTTTTCTATTTCTAGCATCAAGATAATTTTCATACGCATTTACATCAGTGTTTATAATAGCTTTGGAGTTTGGATCTCTATAAAGATTCGGTTCCCCATCAACTCTAATCATTTCCATATTATGCCAATGCGATTACTGAAAGATCTGCAATTAGAGGAGGTTCTGCTTGATTTGTTCCAGACATGATAATTTTAATCATAAATCCTGTAAATGGTGCTAAATTATCAGCAGTAAATTTATAGTCAGAATATGAATTTGCATCATTATCTGACTCAATATTCTTATCTGGTTTACCATCATCTTGTCCAGCAAATCCTGGGAACAGAACGTATGGTTGTGATGCATCGGGTACATCTGGTCTGAATAATTTATACATTGCACGAATATCACAAGATTCTGGTCTTCTTGCAGCAAATCTTAAATCAAGAGAAGTTGCTGGATTTTGTAATGTAACTTTTTTAGAAACATACACTGCAGCATGTGGATCGCCAGATGGTTGATTAACTCTACTATCTGTGATAAAATCGGTAACAGGAGCGTCAATTCTATTTGTTGTTAAAATCATAGCGACACGATCAAGGTCAATAATAGGACTTACATTTGGACTATCTGTTTCCATAACAAATTCTGCCCATAGCGATTTATTTTTTGGCAAATTGGGTAAATACGCAGTTTCATTAACTTGTGAAGCAACCATTCTTGGAGTATTGAAGTAATTAAGTTGATTCAAACTAATTTGTTGGAATCCCTGATCAATAAATGATACTTCGCTACCAGATACACTTGTTGCAGAAACTGTTCTAATTCTTCCAGAAACTGAAGTTTGTGGTGGAGTTTTAAACTCTACATTTGGTGTAAGAACTTCAAATTGAATATTTTGAGTTGCAGTTGCATCTAATCCACCTGAATTAGTAGTTGCATCAAATCTTAAAATTGGGAATCCATTAGCAACAGAACCATCTCTGACAACACCCTTTCCAGACGCTGTAGTATCCACTTTAATATAATATTCATCGATGCCATTCTTTAACAAAGGATTTGCAGTTGCCAAATCATGAGTTGTATTAATTCTTCTTAAAGATATACTATTTAATTCATACTTATACACATTATCGCCAATATCGTGACCACTGATCACCGAGTTATCAATACCTCTTGTAATTCCAGTTAAAGTAGGTGGAGTTGATGCTGCATCAACTCCAGTGTAAGATAAAATTTCATTATCAATTCTTACATATCCTGGATTTGTTGAAGATACTGATACATTTTCAAAACTTGTAAAGATTCCTACATTAGTTACTTGAATTGGAGTAGTGGCTGTTGAACTATAATTATTTTGAGTAATTTGTACTGGATTAATATCTGGCTGAACGTTTTGAATGATAACCTTATTTGATTTGGAATGCATACAATGATTTCTATGTGAAACTTTAAAATGCAATCCATCAACTGAAGGATTAGAGGTAACTATAACTGGTGTTGGTGCAGTTCCACTATATGTAAATGTAGTTGCAGCACCAGCATTGATATATACAATTTCATTTACTAAATCAAATTCTCCTTGAACATTAGTTAATTGTAAACTATTAAATGCTGATATAATACCAACATTAAATCTTACATTTTCACTCAACTGACCTAATTTAACACTAACTACATCTCCAACAGAATAACCACTACCACCATTAGTTACTGTTGATACCCCTAATAAACCATTAGTAACTGTAACTTGAGCCACAGCACCTGTACCAACACCAGTTAATGATACTAATGGTACGCCAGTAAAAGTATAACTTCCTGTAGATGGAGTTAGTCCAGAACCAACATTGTTTACGGTCAATGCTAATGTGCTGCCAATACCAATTGCACCTGTAGTTGATACTAGTTTAGCAGTAGCATTTAAATTATTGAGTTGAGTAATTGTTACTCCAGGAGAAACTACAGTAGTAATATTATTATTAAGTTTAATTGTTGCATCTCTAGCAATTGTTGTGATTGGATTTTTCTTTAATACTGCAATTTGTTTATTGCCAAGATTCAATACTGGATTATATGTTGCAAATATACCGCCGTCAGTATCAAATTCAGCAGTGTACAATGTAAATTTAAGATCTTCTAATTGGCTAGCATCCCATGTTTCACCATTTTGAGATTTGAATAGTGATCCCAAATATGGTTGTTGAGAAACAATAATCTGCTGGGATTCTGGTTGATTTTTAGTTGATACATCAACTTCACTCATTCTAGAAATCCATGCAAAATAATCACTAGAATCAGTTTGAAGAACGATTGCATATTCTGTATTGTCACTTACATAAATTGGGGCAGGGAACGTAAATTTAGTTGGGATTGAAGCATCTTGAGATATTTCAACATCTGCTGGAGATAAAGTTGCTTCTGCAAATGGTAAAATAGTTGATGTAGGAGATCCTGCAATTACAGATCTGATTTGACAAGAAATGGGCAGAATTGCATCCTTTTTTTGGAAAAACACATCAACAGAAGTTACAAAGTAACCAGTTTCTTCAGAAACTTTGAATGTTTGTGCAATAGGATCTTTATAACCACACTTGGATGGTTTTGTTTTTTTAATTTTAGCTGATTTTATTTCCTTTTGAATTGCATTAATTTCATTGTTAATTGCTTTTTTATTTGCACCTTTTATTTTTGCCTGAGCTTTTAACTCTTTAATCTTAGTTTGTTGAGCCGCAAGGGTTGATGCATAAGCATTATCTTCTGCTGTTACTTTTGCAATAGTCTCATCATATTCACCAGCATTCAGTGGAATAATTCCACCACCTTTAGTTTTAATAAAGTTTTCATTCTTAGCTCTAGTTTTATTATATTCTTTTACCTCAATAACTTTTCCTTCTACTACTTTAGATTCAGATAAAGGTACTTTTTCATATATGGGAATTCTAGTACTAATTGTAGTCTCTTGTACATTATCAAGTTGACCAGCCGCTGTAAAAGTAGCTTCTACTTGAGTAACAATTTCGCCTGGAATGAAATCATTATCTGGATCGGAAGTTAATAAGAAAGTTTTAGTTCCACTTGGGAATTTTGGATTGTTATTGAGTGATGGGTCTGGAATATAGAAAGATCCGATTAGAGTACCAGCTTCGTCTGAAATCAATCTAACATCACTAACTGTAGCTTCAGCTCCACTTGTTAACCCAGTTAATTTCATTCCAGTATAAATGTATCCAAAGAAATTAGAATCTTTTTGATTTTGTAAACTATCAGTATCAACATTTAAAAGTGTAGATGTTGTTGAATATGACGCAGGTAATGATTGAGTTAAATTATATGGATTTTTTCCATAAGTTTCAACTGTTCCATTAGGTTTATCATACTTGTGATTTGCAGTTTGTAACTGGAACGTAATAAATTTACCATTATTTTGTTTAGTTCCTGGAATTCCTATAGATGCGCCATTACTGGTAACGGTTTCACCTGCTTGGAAAATTCCTGAAATCATTTCAATTTCAATTAATTTAGGAAAACAAAAATCAGGGACAGCAACTTTATTAAAAAATGGATAGAATTGAGTACTTGGTTTTAATCTTCTTGCAGTAAATTCAATATTTCTTGCTCTCATGTAAGGAATAACTTCCCTACTTACAACTCTGGATCCAAGATTAATTGTTTCTTTTGATTCGCCCTTAAGTTTAATTTGAGATCCTTTTCTTTCTAATTTTTCGGTTGTTTTATATTCTAGTTCCCACTCCTCTTCCCAAATTGCAACATTTTGAAAAATTGGTTTTCCAGTGTCTTTTGCCTTTTTGTTAGTTGGTGGATAGTTTACTTTTTTATTTTTACTCTTACCTTTAGTTGTAACTTTTTCGGTTACTTGATATGCTTTAGGAACTTTGAGAGTTTCAGCAGTTTTCCCAACTAATGTACTATTTACTAACTCTTTACCAGTCCAAGTTGTCTCCCAAGATCCCCAATCAACTTCACTAAGACCAGTATTAGGATCAATACCTAATCCCTGATTCATGGCATCATATAAACCTTTTTGTTCTAGATTCAAAGCATCCATTACTTTAGTATCAATCCAAGTATCAGATTCTGGGGATAATGATAAAGTACCACTCCAGTTTACAATACTAAATGGATTGACATTTTCTAAACGTGTAGCATATTTTTGTTCAATTCTAGCAGTTTCAGTATAATTAAGGGTGATTAATTTGCCACTTTTTTTAATATTAACACCATCAGTTGTTACATTACTGGCATAGTCAAGATCAAAAGATGTTGTATAGTGTGATGGTCTTAAAATTCCATTTTCTGCATCAATACTTGCTTTAAAGTCTGGATGTGCAATTGTATGTGATTCATGATTTGTAAAACTATCTACAAAGAAACCACTCTTAAATCTATCAAGACCAGTTTGAGCATCTTTGATTGAAAGATTTTTTGTATTTGATTCTAAGAAACTGAGAGAAGTTACTTGTTCAATATTAGAAATTCTATCTTCAAGACGCTCAATGTCTTTCATTGTATATCGTTTATGTGTAATTGATGAAACATAAACTTCTTTTGCATCATATACATATGGGGGCATTGAGATTAAAGCAATATCTAATGCAGATGTTGCTAAAATTGGTTTAACTGGATCTTCCGATGGCGCTCCAGATACAATTTCAAAGTTTCCATTTTTATTTAAATATACTACATCAACTCTTCCGAGATAATATGAATATCCTAAAATAATTTGAGATCCGTTTAAAATAGGATTGGTAACATTTACACCATTTGTTGAAAAATCTCTAGAATTAAATTCAAACGGTGAACGAGTTTCTGTTGATGGATTATATACTTTTACTCTAGGTCTAATATCAATAGCATCAGTTGCTCTCAATGATCCATATACATCTGGAATTGAAGTTCCATATAATGCTGGATCAAAACTTGAATATGCTGTAAAATCACCAGTATCACCAGATGGAGTTGAATAATAATCAAATACAACTGTAACTCTTTTTGTAGGAGGCTCTTGCCCAGGTTTTAAAATAATTCTTCCATAATCTACAAATTCTGCCCTTGCCCCGTTATCAAAACTATACTTGTCTGAAATATCTTTTGAAAATTGATTTAATGTTGCTACTTCTGCTGAAACATCTGAATTAATAAAATCTAAAACCTCACCCTTTGTAAAAACACTCGCATTTACATATACGAAAGTGATAGTTGATGGAGTAGTTGAAATTACTTTTGCTTTTGCCTTTGAAGTCATTCCATTAAATACTTGACCAGGCAAAATTGTCGTTAAGTCACCAACAACATTTGTAACATCGATAGATGGTAGAACTGGGTCGTTCTCATCATAAGATTCATAAATATCCATGATATTTAATACATCAGGCACATAAAGACATAATTCTTTGTCTTGTACTCTAGTTCCGTAAATTGTGCTATAAGTTAGTCCATCATTCAGTGTAGTTGCTCCTACACCAGAACCAACTTTAGATGATCTATTAAATGTTACTGTCGCAGCTCTAACAATATTTTTCTTTTTAGTTGTTAAATTAATTTTGTTAAGAGTTGCAATTAATTTAGCATTTGAACTAGTGCTTTTTGAAAGCTGTGTAATGGTAATACTTTTACCACCATTAGTAATAGATACACTACCAGTTTGAAGAGGTTCTACAGTGCCATCAGTATATGATAATTGATATTCATTTACATTAAATGATTTGAAGAATAAATTAGGATCAGTCTCTACTATAGTTAACGTATTTGAAGCGACATCAGTAATATAAGTTTTTCTAATATTTAAAGACGAATTAGACAAATCTAACGCACTAATATTTGCTGAGGGAAGACCCTCAAACATATCTCTATTTTCACTATTGGTTAAATCTGGTTGTAGAACAACTAAATCATTAACGCTAATTTCAGCAGCAGGTAAATTACCATCAATAATTCCTGTAACACTACTAATTCCAATAACTGTAAATGTTTTTAAATTTGCCGAAATTGCAGAAACTTTATTATATGTTGGATATGGATTACCAGTTTTAGTATATGAAATAATATCACCAACTTTGGGTGCTATTGTAGATGCAGTTGATATACCAATAGTAACCGTACCACCAGAAGTAATTGTGTATTGAGTTGCTGAAGGACCTAAAGATTTTTTCTTGTCTAATATTAAATCTGCAGTAAATACTTGTGATGTTCCCGCATCTACTGAACGAATTGATTTAACATCAGAAAAATCATAATCTCTAACCGTTGTTACAGTAGGAGAAGAACTAATCCCATTAACTGATAGTGATTCTCCAATTAAAAATTTACCTTTGGCGCTGTACAGAGTTAGTGAGTTACTATTTGATACATTAGAATATAAGTAACCAGAAGCTCCACTATTAACACCTTCAATTTTAGCTGGAGCATTTAATGTAATATTGCTACTAATTGTAATGCCTGTAAAAGTTTCAATATCATAAATTTGACATTCAAATTTAGTTTCATCATTAACATATTTTGAATCTGGTGTATAGAAATCATAAAGTCTAGCTACACCAATTTGAGTTCCAGGTAGAGTTGATGGTGAGGAATTATTAACTCTTGAATCTGAAAGTTGAATTACATCTGTAGTTGTAATTCCAACTCTAGGAGTACCATAGACATTATTTACAGCTACACTAGCTGCTGAATCAAACGTTAAACTATAATTTGATACGCTTTCTGATGTTCTTGGTTTATCGATATCAATTAAAGTTGTTGAAATTTTTTCAATATCATAACCTTCAATATAAGCTTTTCCTGGAGTAATTTCTACAGTTAATACTGAATTTGAAGGTTCTTGCCCACTAGGAGTTGTTTGATTGTCAAAATATACTCCATTATTACCAAGACCATCATTAAGATTTTCTTTTACAAAAACTTCAAATGATTTTACAACATAGTTACCAGATTCATCATAAGTTCTTTTTGCTAATGTATCTCTTAATGCAGAATCGTTTGATTTAGATGGTTTGAAATCTTGTAAATCGCCATTAATGATACGCATTAATTCTACAAAATTTTCATCATTAAAATCATCAAGATCTTTTTTAACTAGAGTTGCAGAAATTTTTAACCTATCTGCACCAGGAGCCGCATAATTTGAAAATCCCTGAGCATTATCATTTAAATTTGCATCATCATACGAAGTAATAATATCCTCTTCAACTAAAAGACCAACTCTTGCATTAGCTTCAATTGAGTACTGATCTAAAATTACTGTTTGAGGTTGTATTTTTACAAAATGCCCTCTTAAAAAGTACACTCCATCATTAATTGAAGCAATAGCAGCTTTTCCAGTTGGGTTTTCTGCAATGACAGTAGCAAATGGTGAATTAGCTTTAATTACTAAATTACTTCCATAAGTAATGTCACTTGAAGTTAGAAGTGTTTCTCCTGGAGAAAATTTACTAGTGCTAAAATCTGTAGTGCTAGAATTTGCGTATCTAAAATATAAAGTATTACTTCCTACCGTGGACTCATCATTTGTAATTGCTAATTCAATTTTTGCTTGAATACCAGAAGTTTGTCCTACAACTATAGTACCAACTAAACTTTTAACATACTCACTTACTTGAATACCAAAATAAATTGAATCTAATCTAACAAAATCAACTCTATTATCATAAGATGTTTGACCTGGGATTACTTTAGCACCTTCTTTAAAAAAGTGCTGCCCAAATCTATCAATCTGATTTTGTAAAATTGATTGAAGCGTCGTTAGTTCTCTAGATTGAATAGGAGTTCCAGGTTTAAATAGAACTCTTTTATAATTTTTATTTTCGTCAAAATCGTCAAAATAAGGACTTACATTGAGATTGGTATTCTGTGGCATCTTAGAACTCTAGAATAATTTTAACGTCTTCTTTTTGATTTGGCGAGCGTATGATTGCAGCCCTGTTATCTATATAGATGATTTCTCCAGAATATTTTTCATTTTCAGGAGTTGCACATCCTTCAATATAATTTTGCCCCAATTTAACAGTTCTAGTATTAACACCCGAACCAACTGTCATACTATTTACAGGAACTGCAGTGGTTCCAAATGTGGTATCGATGACTAAATTACTTCCAACAGTAGCACCTTGAATAATTGTGGTTCCACCAACACCAATTTCTGATGTAAATTTAGACAACTTATACCCAACTGATGTAGATGCTAATCCTACTGGTTGGTAATATTTAAGAACTCCAGTCGTATTATCCCAAGATGCAACAATACCAATAGCAGTCGAACCAATTCCAATTGTCTGTTTAATAATTGTATCAACATCATATTCAACACCACTGATGCTTGCACCAGTAGAATCCACTAGTTTTACTGCATATAATGAACTATATTCTGATGCCGTTAACAATTGTGTTTTGCTTCCATATAAAGTTGGATTTTTAATAATTCCAACTCTAGCAAAATCATTACCAACAATAGTATCTGGATTATTAGGATCTACTTCATATCTAGAATAAATTAAAACTTTGTTTGCACCCAATTCCTTATAAATATCTGCTCCGTGTCCTCCAGGTGGCGGTATGACAACTTTAAACTGTGCAACAGATGTGGTAGCAACCCCAACATTTGTTAAGCCCTGAATAGGGGCTCCAGTAGAAGATCCTGGCGCACCTGGATAAAATTGAATTGATCCATAAGTATATCCTCTACCACCATTCGTGATAGCAATATCTGAAACTTTACCAGATGAATCAATTGCAATTGTTGCCCTCCCGTCTATTCCATCACCTAAAATTGGTACATTTTTAACTGAGGTACTAATTGGTTGATAGCCGTCTCCACGATTTTCAATAATAACAACCTGTATCTTTCCATCTATTGCATTATTTTTAATTTCTTCACTATCACCTTTACCCCAATCTTCAGGAACTGGGATATATTCTGTAGAATCAAATTTAATAATGTCTCTTGGATTAATAGTATATAAGTATTTCCAAATATAACCATCGGCTGAAGTTCCAGCAGCTCTTGGTTCCAAATCTGTAAATAATGGCTCATCAATAGATGGTGATCCGATTGGGTTTTCTGGATTTGAACCATTATTTAAACAAATATAAACTCGATAATCTTGATTAACCACATAATAATTTGCATCGTACAAATTATTGGAACTAGTTATTGGTGATGGATTGAAAACATTATAATCATGGCTATACATTTCGTAGGTAGTTCCTGGACTCCACTCAACCTTTCTAATAACTCTTCTCAAATCTGCAGGATTAATTTTTTTCAAAGAAATCATCGTGTCATGAGCATCGTTCAATGCTTTAAACATATCCTGAGGGGATGGCGGATTATCGTTCCAATCCGTTGTACCAGTGCCAGTCATGGTATCATAGGGATTAGGAACACCAATAAAAGTATAATATGCGTAATTGGTTGAACCAATCCCAGTAAAGGTACTCATAAATGTTTGAGCATTTAATACTCTAAACTGGTCAGAAATTATCGCAGCCATATTTGTCTATAGTTTTTTATCTATTTAGTAGTTAACTTTAAGAGGTGCTTTTCTGAAGACTAGAGGTGCAGTAGAAACACCTATTAATCCAGTATTGCTCAGATTGAATTGTTTTGGATTTTGACGAGAATTATAATCATAAATCTTACCCCAGCTGTACTTAGCACAAGTAAATCCACTTGTTGATCCAATTCCAGAAATTGATTGAACATTACTAAACACAGTTACAATTCCAGAAGAACTACTTACAACATCGTCGGCTCTATAAACATTATCAATAAATGATGAACCAATTGACAGTGTGTCAAACCCCTCAGCGGCATTTAGTGAAGTAACCCCATTACCAACAATACTATTATCAATTACAAAGTAATCGCCAGTTGCAATACCGCTTCTTACAATGTTATCAAAATTAGGATCATTTAAGACCTTATCACTATCAAAATGAAATACAATCATAGGTGAAGATGTACTAATTCCCGAAGCACTAGTAGCAATAGAAACGATATTGCCATAATCACCAGTAACTTTAATATTATCAAGTTTCTCAGAAAATGTTGTTGGAGGAGCTGTTAAAACAATTGCTGGAGTGTTTATATCATAGCCAAATCCAGGATCAGTTACTGTTACACCAGTAATTGTCCCACCCACAGAAACAGTTGCGGTTACAGTTGCTTTAACAATTTCAGAAGATGTATTTGCATACTGAGATGACTGTCCAACTCCGATAATATTAAATAATTCTGTTCCCAATCTTTTAACATCCATACCTGAATTTGTAGTTCTAACCCAATCACTTCCATTGATTGAAACTAAAACTAATTGTGATGAACCTGTAATTAAATAAACATTATTTTTATAAGTCACATCATGCAAATTATACGAGGTAAACTCTGGTTCTGATACATCACTCCAGTTACCTCCACCATCAGTCGATTTTAAAATAGTACCGTTATCTCCAACTGCAATATGAATTCCATTCAAATATTTGACAGATCTTAAATTATTTGAAGTTCCAGACGCATGTGTAGTCCAAACATAACCATCAGAAGATCTAGATATGGCACCATTTGCACCAACGGCTACAAAATTATCTACACCAAATGCAACTGAATTTAATGCATTTGTATTGGCACTTCTTACTATCCATGATGTAGTAATACCAGTAGGAGCTTCAGACACTAATGCAGTACCACCAGCACCGACTGCAACAAATTTATCAAATCCATAATCAACGCCATTAATGTCACCACTGAAACTGGCTGGTGGATAATCAAACGGAATAATACCGCCAACATACACTCTCGATAAGAAAATATTATTATATGACCAAGAGGCACCAGTAGATGAAGTTAATATTGATGCACCAGCACCAACAATAACCCAATTATTATTGCCGTATGCAACTGATTTAAGGTCAACAGTACCAGTGGTTTGGTTGTTCCAATTCGTAAAATTAACACTAGTAGAAATTCCTCCAATATCTCCACATGCAACATATAATCCATTACCAAAATCAAAGCCATTATATTGTTCTACACTCGCTTTAATTTGAGCATTTATCCAAGTTTTTCCATATTGGGGAATTATATCTGCAGTTGTGGATACAGTAACCTCTGGTGCAGAACTGTAACCAAAACCACCATCAGATACAGTATAATTGGTCACTGTTCCTGCAGTAGATACCGTGGCAGTAATTTTAGCAGTTTTAATTTCTTTTTCGTTAAAAATAATTATTGAATTTTGTGTTTCAAATAAATCGTCTAATTGTGAAAAATGTGGAAATGCATTTTCTACATATAATTCTTGATCAGTTGTTTTAAATGATTTGATTATGCGAGATGTTGGAATAAATTTGCCTTCAAAAATTGATCTTGCTTTAGAAATATAAACATTATCAATAATAAGATCTGTATTTTGCTTATCAACAGAAATTGTTCTGTAAAATGTTGGATCGGTTGAAATACCAATGTCAATGTAACTTGTGGTTTTAAATTCACTAATACCATTTAAATTTGTTACAACTCTAGGTAATTGTTCAACATATGGTGTTTGTCTAAGCAATCTAACACTATCACCTACTTTTAATTCTGGTTCAATATTAACATCAATAACATCTAAATATGATCCTTTATAGAAGAAAATTAAACATGAACTTCCAGCGGAAGGTGGCTCACTAAAGGTCAATCTATCACCACCAACTAAAACATAACTCTGATTTGGATGTTGTAAAACACCATTTAGAATCACGATTAAGTTATTAGAAACATCAATTCCTGATCCTGGAAGAGCACTAATATTATATCTTTCAGTAACTAAGTCTGTTTTGGTTAATGGGAATGTCTTAGATCTTCCATTAAATTGGGAAGAAATATCATCAAGTATGGTTAAATTGCCAAAATGCCATCCACTAAATTTATCATTATAAGTATCAACAATACTTAAAGTAAATGCACTTGTTGCAACGCCAACTTGAGTTGGAATATTACTAATTGTTAAAATATCATTAACTTTATATCCTATTCCTCGATTTACAAATTCAAATTGAGTAATAGAACCACCACTACCAACTGTAATATTAACTTCAGCACCAGATCCAGTTCCTCCTACCAATGGAATATTTGAGTATGCAGTAGGAACGCCAACATAAACATTTGGTGGTAAAGTTGATGCATAACCAGTGCCACCAGAAATAATTGAAAATCCAGTAATAATACCAACAGAACTACCAGTTCCTACAAGAGCTATAATCGATGCTCCAGAACCTACTTGACTATTTAATTGAACTTCTACATTAGTTCTATAACCTGAGCCTGAACTTGTTAGAACAAGAGATTGAATAGTTCCAGAACCAGAAACAACTGGTGTTGCGTATGCTGGTACTAATGACTGGTATCCACTTCCAAATCCAATGATAACGTTATTAATTATACCACCTCTGGGCAAATCAAGAGAACTTGATCCAGTAAATGAGATTGAACCACCAATTCCGATTGGTGCTCTTTCAGACATGGTATAATCAATGATTGGCTTTTGAAGAATATTGTTTATTGTAATAACGCCATAATTTGGACCAATAACTCCACTTCCAAGATCAGTAACAATACCAGTTACATCTTTACCATAAGATTTTAATTCATATTCTGTGGTAGAACCATTAAATTTATCACCAATAATATCAAAGACATAGTTTGTATCATATTCTAATCTATAGAAAACTCTACCAAAGAAAGTTGATCTTGTTGAAATTCCCGCTGGTCCTACATCACCATATGGAGGAGTCGTAAAGTAAATGATACCATCGTTAATGCTATAATCGCCAGATAAAATAGTAACACCTGCACCTATTGTATGAGCAGCAGCTACTGTACCCATATACCCACGATTAATTGATAATACATTAGTAGATCCAAAGCCAACTGCATTAATTTGCATCAATTCATCGTTAACTCTTAAAATATTGTTTGGAGTTATTGAAGTAATGCCAGTTAATGATACTACTGTTGATCCAATTGCAATCGAACTTGCTAAAGAAACTGTAATATTTTCTTTTGCTATAGGTCGTTGAATAATGTTATCGATAGTGATTATACATCTTGTATTTGCACTATCATATGATGGATATAATGTATGTGTTGTTCCTGCACCTACACCGAGTCCACCTCCAAGATCTCTAAACGTAAAGTAATTACCATCAACTATAGCGTCAGTCTTTAAGCCAACAACTTTAATTGTATTACCATCAACTTTATATGCGTATAATTTAGGAGGCATAAAGTCTGTTGTTGCACCACCAATAACTCTGTTGGTAGAATCAATTGCAATTGGCGTCCCACCCGTGCCTGGAACATAATTTAATTCTTCACCAGTGCTAAATCCATGATTAGGAATATTAATTATACTACTTCCAACAGCACATGCAGTTTGTGCAGTAAAGCTGACTGATAATAATCTCTTATTATTTTTGTTTAAACGGAATGAACTTAAACCAACTATAGTTCCACCTTTAGATACATCTGAAACTGTTACATTTGGTGCAGCAGTTGTTCCAATACCAATAATAGAAGTTATAATGCCAACATAAGAATTAATTGCAGCTAATGTATTCGCACAACAATTGGCATTGTATGATGGACTACAATCAGTATCAACCAATACAGTATAATTGTATGATTGTGAAATTGTAAATGGTGTTGATTGATATGATGTTGATATTGCAACATTATTAATTACATATTGAGAAAGATTTATAATATATCTAAATCCACCTATAG